ATTACCCATATAAAAAGGTGACAGCTGCATGGTTGTACCATTACAGCTATTATTACCACTAAAGTATTGTCTTGACGGTGCTCCATTATTTTGGAACTGTACCGCCTGATTAGTTACGTTACCTGTAGCTGCTGCCACAGGATTTGATGTATTTTGAACTCTAGGTTCTTCTGCGTAAGCAGGTACTACTGCGAAAAGATTGATAAGGATGTAGTAGTAGAAGACTGCTGAATAACTTCGTCGATGTCGATTGACTCGATTATTCCTGCTGTCCTTTCCACTAGTTCCAGTTGAAACTGTTCCCCAGCATTTGTTACTGAATAAGTTGTGGAGCTGTCTAAGATGTCCCCACTTGGTGTTACGTTTGTTCCTGACCATGATGTATAATCACCACCATAGATTTCAGTCGAAATAGTTCGATCAATATCAACGGTAGTAGTAGTGGTTGATTGCATTGACCCCTGTGTAAAGTTAGGGGTGACACTTTGAGCTGCTGCTGGACTAGCCAACATTAAAAGTACTAGTAAGCTTTTCATTCGTCTTTCTTTTTAGGATCAGATGATTTACTGTTGGACTTATTATTAGATGTAGACAAACCAAAAGTTGCAAGCGCACCAGTAAAAATAGAGGCAGGAAAAGTAATATCTCCGCCAACACTCTTTTTAAACATTGGTAATTCTACATAGTTTAAAGTAATAATAAAACCACTCCAAACTACAACACCTAGACGTACAAATGTACCTAGGATTTGAAGCTCATCTTCTGTGTTTTCCTTTACTTTTTCTAAGAAGTTTTTGGGCTTTCCTCCGGTTTCTTCTTTCTTAACTTGCTCCATGCTGTTTTAATAATAGGTTTAAATAATGTAACTAGATATTTAAATAATGATTGACCTATTAATGTGGCAGCTACTGAAATAAATGCAGTAGTAGCTGCAGTAGTCATAATCGTAGTTGTAGGCATCGGAACTTCAATGTCCGTAAATGGTACTTCTAAGATCTGAGCTTCTGGTGGAACATAAGGTTTAGTTGGTGTAGCACTAGGTTTTGTATCCTTTGGTGCTTCGTCAAATGTATCACTGTTGATTCCTTGTATACCAGGGGGCGGCCTAAGTGTATTAGGAGGTACTACAAGCGGCTTGTAGGTGGGTAAATCCGCTTGAGGTACATCTAGTATAGGACCGGGTAATCCCGGCGCTTCAGGCAGCTCTAGGTAGGGGAAGACAGGTATTGCTTCCCACTCCATTATTTAGTTGGAAACAATCCTGCTGAAACAAAAGCAACTACTTTGTCATCAACATCATTATCAGTTGATTTAGCATATGCTTTTAGAAGATCAAGAATAAGGAATTTAACCTTTTCTGATTTCATAAAAGAGAATAGAATTGGACGGATAAGTGTAATCATTCTTCTACCTTAGGCTCAGGTGTGTAATCAGCAGGAAGATTGCACTCTTCTTTTGCAACTACCGTTTCATCGGATGTCAATTTAGTAATAGTAATTGTAGTATTTTTTACATTACTTAACTTGCCGCCAGACCGCAAAGCAAAATAAGAATTGCTTAGAATTTCAATGTCAGGACTACCGGGTAGTCCGTAACCCCAAGTTTCGGTTAAACCTGTTTTTTGGTATTTATAAAACATAATTAATTAGTTAATTAAAGATTTAATGCTTTCAAATGAAAGCCGTTAGTATTATTAACAGAACCTTCGGCTGAGCTGTGGCCACCGTAGTAAACATTACCCGATGCACCAATACATACCCAATCCTCTTGATTTGTTGTTCCTCTACCCGTCATCACACTGACAAAAGGTTCCGGTTGTGTATTTACAGCACGCCATCCTCTAGTATGCATGGCGGTTCCTTCAAAGTCTACTGGATCATCATTTTCAGTATAGATTGAGGGGTTGTAACCCTGAAAGTTTCCGCTTTGCCATAGTTGACCGTTGTCGTCAAGCATAAAGTGATAAGCAGTAGCACCTGCGTTGTAAGTACCACGTCCTGCATAAACGATACAAGGATCACCAACCTTTACTAAAGTACCTACATTTTCGCGTGTAACGCAAGAAGCGTCATCATCCCCTGTACGGAATACACATTCAGCTAAATTCCATGCACTCTCAACACTTGCGGAAGCACCAGAAGTAGTAGAGTTAGCCGTGCCTTGCTGGTTTGTAGCATTATAGCCGCATGAATACATACGAATATTAGCGTCAGTACCACCATTAGTGATAAACCATTGTGTAGGTCTTCGTGAACTACCCATCCACATTGATACAACTTGTTGGTTATTACTATTAATGGTTGTAGACGCATCATCTAGTTCAACAGGAAGCGTTGCGTCAACACTTGTACTAGAATAAACTCCATTATTTGCCCCAAATTCTTCACGATTACCTAAGAAAAATACTGTACCAGCAGTAGTTAAGATATAAAGTTTAGCATGTGAACTCCAGCCAAAACTATTACCCATAACATGAGTAATTTGCAAATCTTCAATATTTGAACCAGTTACTCCAGTCATGTCAATTGGAGTGCTGCTATTTGTTACTGAATTATTACCCAATTGTCCACTTGAGTTCAATCCCCATCCCCATAGTCTACCTGTTGAACTAATAGCATAACAGCTTGTGCTTCCAGCATGACCAAAACTGAAGACAGAAACAATTGTTTGGCTACCAAAGCTTGCAGGAGCAATACGTCTAAAGAAATAGTTTGCAGTTGTATCGCCTTGGCCAAGCTGTCCTGAGTTGTTAAAACCCATTATAAATACTTCGCCATCAGTACTTACGGCCATAAGATTACCAACAGTAGCTGATGACGCTGCTGTAGTAACAGTCCCGTAATCTTTACCGGAATAAGTAAACTGACTAAATTTAGGACGATTAGCGCCTACTAATTCTGTTGTACCATCTTGGTCAAAAGCAGCAATATTTTTCAGTGCATAGTTAGCTGCCAAAACCCCGCCTCTACCATCAGATCCATTACTGGTTCCATAACCAGCTTTAAATAGCATCCCATTTTCAGTAAGTACGATATTTTGATCTTTTATACGATATTGTTGAATAATTTTAGGTGTATCGAATATTGTATAACCTAGATTATTATCATTTAGGTCAGTTAGAAACTTTGCATCAGCTGTATTACCAGCAATAGCTGCTCTGAAATACTGTGGTAAAACCATTTGAGCAGTGTAAACTTCATTTACAAGTGTACTTGCATTGATTGAGACTCCGGCTGCTTCTGCACCATATGTTGAACCTGTAGAAACAGTCGCCATGAACCGTCCCCAGCTATAAGTTTTGCCGTTTTGTGCAACAACAGAACTTACCATGTAACCAGTCTCACCAGGAGTGTTGCCACCAACACCACCACGACCATATTCAGCATGTTGTTGGATAGCAAGAATGTCAGCTGTTTGTGTATTACGATAGTCGTTAGCACACCGACTGCCAAGGTTAGATTCACCCTTTGCTACTGCTGCGCCTGAAAAGCTAGGGATCAAGGTGAGTGTTGTAATATTAATTGTAGCTACATCAGCACCACTACCTTCATTACGAATTACAAGTGATGTAGGAGTTGTGTCGGTAACTGTAAGTGAAAGGGATCCTCCTACAGTTGCAGTAGTTGTAACACTGACTGGATTTGTTACTACACGTCCACCTGAACCTGATATAGCGTAAGATGCATTCGCCGGATCTTTTATTGAATAAGTTTGCGATGTTGCTGGAAACGTAATTGTATAAGTGCGTCCAGTTGATAGATTAATAGTAGCATTTGCTGCATTAGTACCAATGATATTAGTAGCATCATCGTCATCAGTTAAAATAGCTGTAGCAGGATCAGCTGTACCTACAGAGTATGTAAAAGCTTTTTCAAAAGTGTGCCTTGGATTTTCTACAATCTGAAGAGTTGCGCCAACGGCTCCAACAGCTAGACGGGAGTTGTTATTTTCGTTATCCCTAACTAGCATATCTCCTGATGCAGTCAGTACATCATTAGCAGGTGCAGGCAGAAGAAGATTCCACAAAGCACTTGTGTTGCTTGGTTCATTATTTGCAGCAACAGCCTGATTGGCAAGATATAATGCACTTGCGTGCGTAACGATGTCATATAGTAAATAAGTAGCGGTGCTATTCCAGGCTGCACGATAGTTCAATCCCTGTGTCATCTCATCAAAATCATCATGAGAAGGGGGGACAATTGTATTAGTAGCAAGAATATCAGCGGTTGCTACATAAGTAGAACCAGCGTGAAAAACAACGTCATCTGTTTCGTATGCAGTGGTGGTTGCATATGTACCTTGCCACTGAAATTTAAGTTTGCCGAGATCAATAAGTGCCATGATTAATGTAAAGTAATAATAAGGTGTCCGTTTGTGTTAAATGCAATTTTTGGTTGGTTAGCATTAGTGCCTGTTGTGACAAGTAAATTGCTAGCTCCTAGAAAATCGTGTCTAGTGTCTTTGTAAATGAAATCTGTTGGATCAAATGTTTCTTGAGTTGCTGCTTCTCCATCATCTTCACTATAATCAATTTGCAGCATTGATCCGTCGTTTCCTGCACCAGCAGTAACTCGTCTAAATCCCATAAATACACTACGATTACCTGCAACAGCATCAGCATAATCTTCTGAAGATTGTCTAGTTGCAGCATCCTGTGGGTTTACTGGATCACTGACGTTGGTAATCCTACTAGTGCTTACATCAACATTACCTGTACCATCAGGATTTAATACAATATTTCGATTGCTTACGGTAACAATAGACTGTTCATTTGTATCTAAGTCGCCACCTAGTTGAGGTGAAGCATCAGAATCTATTTCAGTAGCAAATGAACCGCCAGTCATGGTGATTGCACCAGTCCGTTGGTCTACAGTAAAGAAATCACCAACACTAAATCTACCATTATGGTCAGTTATTGCAGTCCAAACTCTACCATTATTGGCTTCTACTATTTGATTGTCGTCATTTGGTACACCACCATTTTCAGGTAGTGCATTGTAGTTAGTACCACTACCTACATATTCCATCGTGTGACCGCTAGAAGCAATCTGTGAACGAAGGAAAAACGAAACAGCAGCATCATCATCAATAGCACCATCTACACCTTGATTAGTGGCACGGGCTGTAGGGGATGGTCTGCTAATTGTTACAGTCCATCCAGCATTGTCTTCACTATCAGTACGTGCTACTGATCCAAGCACAGGATACGTGTTACCACCAACAGTAACCAGCATGTTTTCCTGTGGTTTTGTGGCTGTACCATGCCAAACAGTACCGCGAGTAGGTGCATTTATATTAAAAGTAGTAGATTCATCAGTTACTGCACCATCAATATTTGATGTGAAAACAGCTGTACTTGATTGTCCATCAGCTACTAATGCCTGATTACCAAAATCAGTTGTTGATGCAGCTAGGTTTGCTTGTCCACCATTTAAAGCTTTAATATGATATCTATTAAAGAAGGCATAACTGCTGGTACATTGAGTGAAACCATTGTTAGTAACAAGAATACCAGGACCATTTAGACATACTTGTGTATAGCTATCAGCCACCATTGATCGTAATGGACTGTTAGTATTTACAGCATTACCGTCAATACACAAACCACCACCAGTTGGTGCAGAAGTAGTGTCACCTGCAATACCTCCCCTAGGATTATGTGCTCTCAGGTCGCTATTATCAATTCCACTATCAGTAAAGTTTGTACAGTTCTGAATGTAAGGTGACTTAGCAATCATCGCATTATTGTAAAATGCAACATTCCAACCTTGTGTTTCTGGTAGTACTGCATCAAGAGTGTTACCAGTACCAGTACCAGCTTTTACACCTAAGAACGTAAGGTTTTGGATAAAAGAGCCACTACTTACTTCAAACAAGTTGCTTGTTTCAGTTGCTACAGTCGGATGTACAATACAACTTCTAAGTGATTGTCCGATAATACTAAGGTTACGGCGTTTCAATTGAATTGGAGCTGCTTCTTGATAGACACCAGCCGCTACAATAATTGTTTGACCATCACCTGTACCACCAACAGTAATCTCAAGATCAGATCCAGTAGTGCCTATATTAGCAGCATCAGCACTTAAAACATCACCGATATCATAGTTTTCTAATGTAGTTGTATTATTTACTGTAACTGATGTCACAGTACCGTCAGTACCAACTACAATATCAGCAGTTAATCCTGTAGAATTGCCACCTGTAAGACTGACAGTTGTGTAAGTTCCGGCAGTATATGCACTACCAGCATTAGTAATGCTAACTGAGATCTCTGCATTGATTTGATTAACTGCAGCCTTAATGGTTGCCTTAGGGCGGCTGACACGATGGCCATCACTAGCATCTGAACCAGCTTCTGTATCTACATAGATAACCTTAGGTTGGCTAACAAATGTACCGCCAGATGCCACAGAAAGCCAATTCTCTCCGGTATAAACCGAGTATGTTAAATCAGTATCGTTTTGCAACCAACTTTTACCTACAGGATAATCACCACTAGGTGTACCTGTTTGTACTATTGTCCTAAATTCATCAGAAATGGCTCGAGTAGTAGCGATTGAATCATCGTTATCTGCCCAATCTTCTGCACTGGTAAGGGTTTCACCCAGTTCGTCTTGGAAGCGAGCATCGACAGCTGCAGTAGTAGCAACTCTAGTATCATTGCTAACCCAATTATTAGTTGATTTTACTGTATCTACATCTTTATCCCATGTATTACCTACAATTTCTTGTACAGCATAATTATTTTGGATAAAATTTTCGTTTAAATCTTCTGCTTTAATAGCAGAACCCGGGAAAAATGTAGCAGATAGTGAATCAACATCTGTATCTCTGTAGATACGAATAGCTACATTACTAGCTGGTGCTGTAGTAAATGCAATTGTTGTAGCGTTGGCAAATGTAAATGCAGTTGTAGCAACATTATCAAGTGTTATCTTGACATCAGTTTGCTCTAAATATTCAAATGTAAATGAATAGTTCGTTGTCGAACCATTCCCTGTATATGTGTTTTGTATGATTGCCATTAGTAACGAATGTTAAGGGTTGAATCAATTCCAGGCATTAAACCTTGTTCAGCTCTTTGATCAGTCATTTGTTTCTCCATAATACGTTGTTCAATAGAAAGACGCACTGGTGATTCCAATTCACTGAAAGCTAATTCTTCAGCATTTTTTAGTGCTGTATCCAGCATCATATGGATCTGATCATATTTACCAATAGGTACTTGATCAGATTTTATACCACGTCTCCGTGCTTCTTGTAGTTCATTGATAGTATTACGTGCATCAGCTGTACGCATAATATTTTTAATTTGATCTTTAAAATAACCTCTTTTACCCATTAGGCTGCTTAATTCTGCACGTTCAGTATTAATCAAGTCAACGCCATTACGTTTCTTAAATGCACTAGATACATCATATTCAATATCATAGAGGAATTGTTCTTCTTTAGACATTGCAGGATGTATTTTAAGTGGTGAGTAAGAATTA